GATATAGGTAAGATTTATCCTCATGGTCACCAGGTAAGAATCCAATCTCCCTAGTGGCAACAAGTGACCTTACAATGTAGATCTTATCATAGGGTGTATGTGGATCTAACACATCACCTAGTGCATTGAATAGAGTAATGAATGTCTTACCTGTTCCTGCTGCACCATAGGCAACTAGGTTCTTATCCTTAGCATAAGAATCAAATAAAGCTTTCTGATTGTCTGTAAGGGCTTCTACATCCCTTAGCATATCAGCATTGATTGGTTTCTTTCTTTTCATCTGTTTAGATGTTAATCCAACTCCAATAGGTTGGTCCCCATTCTTCTTCTTTCTAGGCATAATTATAGTTTAAAAGGTTTCACAGTTGCACCAGGTTGTTTAGATACCTTGTGCAATACATCATTCCAACCAGGATTCTTCTTCACTAATTTCTCTTGCCACTCTCCAACTTCTCCTACACCAGCACATCCTTGACTCCAATCTTTATCCCAGTCAGGATTTTCTTCTCTCCATTTTTCATAATTACTCATAGTTAAGGAAAGAGTTTGAGTCTCTCCAGTCTTGAGATTTTTCACAGGGTATGTTGGCATAAGTAAACTTTTGGGTAGTTTTATTTAGACCCATTCAAGGGCTTGAGAGACACTAGGGAACTGCTCACAGAATATTCTTCTGCATTCTTCAGCAATTCTCATGTGTTCTTTCTGTGTTCCATGTGCAGAACGCAGATTGATGTAGTGTATCCACGACCTCACAGAACCAGTCATGTATAGTTTAGTAGGTGTGGCAAGTGGTAGGACAAACCTAGCACACTCCTTAGCAACACCAGCATCCAACATCTCCTTATAGAGTTTCATTCCATCTACAAAATGTCTCTGCATCTTAAGATCAAAATCTTGAACTACAAAAGGATCTAAGTCATCAATAGAGTTCTGTCTATTCTTATCATCCTGTCTTCTTAATTCTGGTAAAGGTATTTCTTTAGCAAGCATACTACTATCAGCATACCTTTGAGAGAACTCTTGATATGTAAATGATCTATGCCTAAGTATCTGCGCTGCTAATCCTCTGGTAGTGCTAATCTCCAGAGTCATATGTGCTTGCTCAAAGACTGACCAATGACCGTGCTTTATGCAGTATCCTAGTAACCCAGCTACCTTTGGATTGTCTTGATTCTTTGGGTTGCTCACTCTTGCCACGTACCCCATCATCTCTTCTGCCTTTGGGGTTACTGTCACTAAGTTCACGTTCATGTTGTTTCTCACGTTTTTTAATCATTTTAGCATACCAAACATCCTTTTTACTGTACCAGTCTGGATGTTTCTTTGCTAGTTTAATAAGTTTTTTTGCTGCTTTGTTGTCCTTCATACACTTGACCTTGTTTATCCATCATCATCCTCAAACACTTCATCATAATCTGTAAGATGAGGAACTATATCTTCGTATTTATATGCTGACACATCAGAATATACTTCAGACTCTAGTGAATCAACAAGCAGTTTTAAATTCTTAACTATAAGTTTTAATTTATCTCTATCCATTTCTTGAAAAATATTTATTGACTACTTCTATCTGATCATGATACCTAGCAATCTTATCCAACTCTTCTTGGATTGCTTCTGTAATGTCTGAATGCTCTCCTATACCTACAGGATTCTCAAGATAAACATTAACATTAACCTTATGCTTTTCAATCTCACCTTGAGCATGAGCAAGCACAGCTCTTACTAATTGTTCTCTCATGTGAAGTGTCATATCTATACCTTTTTAATTAGTATACATTAAAAAAGGGGGTGTGTAAACCCCCTCTTAGTTCGTTAAGCAGTAGCAAGTTTCTTGGAAACTTTGAGACCACGATACATTAGATCATAGTTTCTGTTTTGTGCTGCTTCAGCGAGTACTTTTTTGTTGTACTCTGCAGAGTCATACTCGACTCCACGGTAAGTGACTTTTGCCATTGTGTTACTCCAAAGTAGTAGGGGTTTTAATCCGTTCCTTTAGTCAACTTTTGCGTCCCCTAAGGGATGAACGATCCGTTCCGAGTCGGCTTACTTGCGCCTCATGTGAGGTGAACGATGTGCTAATAATAACACATTTAAACTATATAGTCAAGTTGTTTTGTAAAACCTGATACAGTTTACAAGTATGCCTTAGATATGTTAGTTGCAAATCCTATGACTGTAGTACCTGCTGCCAATACTGCTGCAGCTCCAATGACCCATTTCTCTACAACCTTCAATCGTTCACGCAACTCATCTTGTTTCTCCTCCAATCTTTCTATTTTCAATTGCATCACTGTGATTCTTGTCTCCTGAGATGCATCTAATCCTAAGTCAGTCATAAATCTATTTCAACTATCTTATATATCACCCACCTCCAAAGTCAAATTGATTGTCACTTATAAAATCAAGGTAAGCATACCAATCATGCTTCTCACACCCATTGTTTAAAGCATCATACATTAGATCAACAGTATTATAATGAGGAAATATAGGATGCTTACATGTATATTCAGGTACAATGAATGTCATTTAATACCAAACCCATTAACTATCTTATCAGCATGTCTGTTATTTTCTTTCAACTTAGTCATCCAGATTCTTTCATCAAGAGTCACTTCCCCATCAGTTGATACCACTCTACAGCAGATATCAACTAGCTTGTTGTAATAGTTGTTGCTTAACATGTTCAATTGCTGCTGGTAGTATGGCATATTCTTTTCTTTGAATAGCCTTGGTCAATGATTTAATAGTATCTTCTGGGAGTATGGGAACTTCTGATTGCATTATAACTTCACCACCATCTAATTCTTCATTGACATAGTGTACACTACATCCAGTAAACTCTTCTCCATTATTAATTGCCTGTTCCACTGCATGTAATCCCTTATACTTTGGCAGTAGTGATGGGTGTACATTAATAATAGGAACAGGAAAGGCAGAAGGATTCTTAATGATTCTCATGTATCCTGCCAGTACTATGAGATCTACATTCCATGCCTTGAATAATTCTATCATCTGTTCTTCATCTTTGGCATTAACATAGCAATGTGGAATGCCAAACTTTGCTGCTCTCTTAAGAGCACCACAATCTTTTTTGTTGTGAATCATTATCACAACTTCATCTTTACTACAGGTACGAACTATGTTCTCGAAGTTGGTTCCGTTTCCAGAACACATAATTCCTAATCTCATAGCACTGGATACTCCTCATTGCGTACAAATTTGGTTTTCTTTGTTTTAAAATCATCCATCAATCTCTGCACCTGTTTCCTATCAAGACCAGAAAGTTCTTGACAGTTCTCTAAGCAACGGTAGATACATTCTCTATCAGAAATGGGTGGAGATATTTCCCACCCATCCTTGTCATAATACTTTTTACCCTTAGTTACTTGTGCCTCTACATAGGAATAATCTTTACTCATTCTTGAAACTCATCTAGGGTCCAAGATGAAGCATTATATCCAGTATGATACTCTCTTAATGCCTCTAACACAATCCCTTTCAACTCTACCCTTTCTTTATCAGTAAAGATAGGCAGTTCTTTAAACTCAGCTAGTGGAAGAATAGGTTCTCCATTCTCATCATGAGGATATACATTATCTGTACATCCCTTTACTGCCTCACCACTGAGTCCTTGAGTATCAATCTTATCCATCTAATGGCCTCCCATGCTTATCAACTAAACCCATCTTCTGAACCTGACCTAGATTAGACTTTCTAAATTTCTTAATCTGTTTATATTCTTTGATAAGTTTATCTACCTGGTCCTGATACACCTTAACATTTAATTTTTTATCTTCATCACTAACAAATCCTACTCCACTATCTTCTTTATCTTCTTGCGCCTCTAGATAATCATTGATGCCGTTCTGAATCTCACCTTCTATGATGTCACTAATTTGAGCTTTCAGTTCTTCATCTTTCATTTTCTTTTCCTCTTTACTTTCTTTTCTGGTGGAGTATTAAGACCAGTCCAAGTTCTAGCATTCATAGTTCCTAGAGTCCAACCTATACTCTGCAATCCTTCTTTATACTTATCATAATAGTGATCAAAAATTTCCACTCTACTATCTGCTAGAACAATATCATAGGTTAGTTTTTCTTCTGCAACATAGGTAACAAGATAAGAACTCTTGGGGAGTTTCTTATCATCTGCTGCCTTCTTCTCACACTTTTCATGAATAACTTGCATGACTAACTTCTTCCTCCCCACTCAATGTCTGGGTATGCTTCTTCTACTACTTCAAAAGGAACATCATATAGATCTTCTAGATCTTTATCCTTTACTGCAATAATAATATCTGCTTCCTTAGGATGTAAACCTTCTAGCATCTGTATAAAGATAGTCTCTCTTCTAATAGTAGATAACTGATCATTGCCACCCTTAACAAAATTATATAGAGATCTCTGCTCTCTACGTAAGGAAGAATGATCTGTACCTAGAGGACTTTCATTTGGTTTGTAAGGAACCTTTCCTTCAGGAAGAAGAGAAATAATTGAATCATCAAAGTTCCATATAAAAAGACTCTTTAAGATGTCACATTCATACTCTTTAAGCAATGCAACTTTCTTTGCATCAGTCTTCTGCTGAGATACCAATTCAAGTATCTCATTCATAAAAGGATTGGAAGGTAACTTCTTTACTGCTGCTGTCTTCCTTGGTTTCCTAGTCCTCTTAGTTCTAGGACTCCCTGTCGTCGTCATCATCGAGTTCTCTGTCATGGTTTTCAATTCTTAAGGCTAAAATTTCATCAGGAACTATGTTCCCATTTGAGTCAAACATCTCTGGATGAGAGTAGACAATCTGTGGTGTAGTATCATATGAATGTTGTCTTGCCATCCATCCTATCATACCTCCTACTAATAATGCAAGACTAGACATAACTGTCATAAGTGTCAAGGTTACTACAAGTGTTTCTGACATGGCACTCCTCCAGAGAGTTATTTTTTTCTAAGATCAATGTAAAAATTTAAGTGAAATACAATCTCCCTATTCCATAGAGCAATTAGATTTCCAAACTTTACTTGAAATGTTTTAGGTTTTTCTGGTTCCTCTGGCTTACTCCTCCTTCTGAGTAAAAGTTCTACTCCTTTATTGAGAGTAGGTTCTGGGTTATTTAGAAACTTTTCTTCTCCTTCCAGGTTTTCTGTCACGTTGATACCTCCATGCATCCTCCAATATATTATACAAATATGCTTTTATTTTTCTTGCTTGAGGTTTAGGTATGTGACCATATGCCTCACGTAATTGTTTATGATTGTTATCAGCACCCCCTTGAATATATTGCTCAAGTTCTAATACTTGATCAGA